AATACCGATTATATCGGCACTCCGAACCACTTTTTAAAACGCTTAAATTAATCTGAAATTGAATTTAGTAAAATTTCGATAGTTTCTTGAGATTTTTTGATGTTTGCAGTAATGTATTTTTGAGTTGTAATTATATTTGTATGCCCTAATGTAAATGATACTTGTTCGATAGGAATTTTAAGATAATTAATTGAGTATGTGCCTATTAAATGCCTAATATCATGTAATCTTATCTTTGGCAAATTATTTCTTTTAAGAAGTGAAGCCCAGCTTTTGCGCAAATCTTTAAATTTATCATCTGTTATAGGATTAATAAAGACATAATCATTTAGACGTTTTTGCTCTTTGGCTACTATATATCTTTTATAAAGCCTAGAGTATAGCTCATCGCTCATCTTATAGATCATATCTCTTTTTGCCTTATTAATCTTAAAAGGGATAGTATAAGTCCTTGTTTTAAAGTTTATATCGCTAAATTTAAGGCTTAATACTTCATTTTTACGCCTGCCGTGAAGTAAGAAAAAAAATATATCAGAGTTATCATCAGTGTTTTCGCAAATAGCTTTTATAAAGCGTTTTTGAATAGCTATCGAATAATCAAAATATCTTTTATTGTCAAATTTTGGAAGCTCTATAAAATCGCAAGGATTTTTACTTATTAGCTCCAGTTTGATGCCTAGTTTAAAAATAACTTTTAGCTTTGCAACGATATTTTTAATTGTCTTAATCTTGTATTCTTGCTTTATTAGATCATTGCAAAACTTTTGAATATCAATAAAATTTATCTCTCTTATATCCCTTAAACCAAGTGAGTTTTTAAAATGCTTGTTGTAAGTAGCTATATCACTTCTAAAAGTAGAAGGACTTAAAATAAGCTCGTAATAGCTAATATAATTATCAAAAAGCTCATTCAAACACATTTTAAAACTCATTGCAAATCAAAAATCTATCTACAAAGCTATCAATATCAGGAGCATTAAGATTGTGCTTTTCGTGATAGTGTGTAAAGTTGTCTAGCTCTCTATCAAGCATTAAATTTTCAACATAAGCCAAGTGTTGAACATTTACATCACCACCCAAGCTTTGATAATAATTAACTAGCTCGTAATCTCGCATTTTACTTACTGGCTTAACTTTCTTTTCAGTTTTAAAAAGCTCGTCACAAATTTTTAAAATTTGCCTTTGTTTTAAGGAGTTGCCAAAATTCTTTATCTCATCGCTTGCATCTTCATCGACTTTATTATTTATCTTAAGCCTATCGTAAAAATTCATTAGCCTACCGCTTATATAATGCTCCAACCGACCATTCAAATAAATGATCTCTTCTTTATTGAAAGGTAAATTTATATATATGTAATCATCTTTTTTATTCCACTCTATCAATGCCCTATGATCGTTTGTTAAGTCGTTTAAGTGATAAAAGTCTTGCATTGAGCTAATAAAATTTATCTTCCTATATACCCACAAAGGCACTTTAGTGCGTGAGCTTAAGAAACGCCTAACCTTATGCTTTACATACCACGCCGAAAGCTCATCAAAATCCTGAGTTTCTTTTAAATTTATGAAAGTCTTTTGAATGTATTTCATCACGTAGCCACTAGGATTATTTATGCTAGTTTGAAAGCCGTTTAACTCGCCATTTTTCTCTTGCTCGCTTGTAATGGCGTCCGTTTTTAGATTTTGTGGAGCATAAAAGATATTCATATAAATTCTTTTCATAAAATCAAGTGTATAAGCTGGGACGTAAAATAAAGCGTGGATATGTGGCACGCCGTCTTTTTTGTGTGGCTCGAAGCATCTTATATAACTAATATCACTTTTCTTAAACTTATCTTTAAAACGCCTACAAAATAAACGCCATTGATGATTAAGAACAGCAATCAAATCAGAAATAGTCAAAGGGGCTAAATTTTTAGCCTTATATTTAACTTCATCAGGCAAATATTTATAATCAATAAGCTTAAATTTAGAATAATCGCCATTTAAAGCACCCCTAAAACAGCCGTTAAGAGTAATAGTTAAAAATACTGGCACTTGAAAATTATCAATAGCAAATGAGCTAAACACATTAACGCGGTTCGAAACTTCAGCGTAATATTTCGGGCTAAAGTTTGCTGACATTGAAATATCAAGCAAATTTCTAACCTGCCCTAAACTATTGACAAAAGAAAAAGAGCGCATATACTCCCTTTGATTATCAAGCTTTACTTGACAAAGCTCAACATCAAAGGGCGAAACACCGTATAAATTCCTTGCTCGCATAGTCGCTTCCTTAAAACTGGCATTTTTTTAATAATTTGACAAGAGCCACCATTTGGCGGACTTCGTCCGCACAAATGGTTGGCTTTTTGGCTACGCCAAAACACACTTAGGCGAAGGAGGCTTTTATGACCCAGCTGGCTAGTTTGTTGCACGGCTCGAAAAAGCTGAACGAACTAAAAAGCTTTATTACTCGCCTTTTGCAGGGGCGACCCCTGCACCCCTTAAAACTTATAAAATTTGAATTGTGAGAGTTAAAACAGAGTTGATCTCGCTGTCTTGCTCTACTGAAAAAAGATACTTAAGAAGCCAAATATCTTTTAAAACTGGCACGCCATTACGTTGCTTAGCAGTGGTCTTTTTATTGATACCGCTGAGAACTAGAACGTCACCACGTTTAAGAGAATATGAGCTTTTAAGCTCTTTCTTTGAAACAATGGGAGTTAGAGATGAACTTTGAGAAAGGATATCTTCAAGGATTAGATGTAAGTCAAAATCAATGTGATCGGATAGGATTATAGGCTTTAAGTTGATTTTTAAACCAATGTCTTTATATTCATAGCTGTCTGTTTTTTGGTAATTAACGTTTGAAATATCAGTTTTTGAAACAAGATAAGGGATATTCTGAACGGAGCTAAAATAAACTTCTGTGTGATTTTTTGCCGTCAAGACTGGCGAAGAGATGATCTTTGTAATGCCATTTGTATCAAGAAAATTTAATATGCCAAAAAATGCACTATCATCGTTTTTAATGACGTTTGAATTTGTAATGTAAGGGGAAGTAATTAAATTTATATAGTAGGCTAAATCGCCGTGATTGAGTGGCTTAAGTAAGCCTTGTAAATTTGTGCCTAAATCTTTTATATCTTTTAAATTTGTTTCGGTAATTGTAAGCTTGAATGTTACTTGCTCTAAGCTTTTATCTATCTTAGCGATAGCATCTTTTACCTGGTCAAAAATATAATCATCGGCTCTAAAAAAGACAGAGTTTGAAGCGGTCGCATAGGTAGCATTTAAATCAAACTGGCTAAGAATTTTATTAACATCTTCGACAACGTAGTTTTTAAGGTCGATACGTCTAAGATCGTAATCAGGCAATTTTTGAGAGCTTACATAGTAGAAATTATCTTTCTTATATAGATATAAATTTTTTGCTTCAAGCATCTTTCTAAACATCGAGATCGTTATCTTAACTTCGTCTTGATAGATAAAGTAGTATTCACCTTGATGAATGCTCTCATCAGTAACAATAGCTATATTGTTAGCCTTGCTTGTTAAACGCGCGAAATCTAGCAAATCAGTGTAAATTTCAGCAGAAAAAAGGCTATTTAATAGCAGACAAGGAAGAATTAGGAATTTGATTAAACTTTTCATCGGAAACACCTTTGTTATTTTTTTGTAAATTTTGAAAAACTGGCTTGTCAAATACATAATAGTATTTAACAAGCTCGTGAGATTTTGGCTCGAAATAAAAATATAATGGGGTATGCGTTGAAGAAATGTAACTAATCAATGACAATGGATATAAATGATAATCATCGCTAAAATGGCAATTATTATTAAGACAAGTAATATCATAAATGTAAATTTCGGGAAGATCAATATTATTATTTTTAGGCTTTTTATCATCAAAGAATAAACTTGAATTTTTAGGTTGCTCGGAAACTGGGGCAGGGATTTTGTTTTCAATAGGTGGAACATCTTTATCAGGCTTTTCAACTTCAAACATAGACATAACAATAAAGTAAAAATAAAGTAAAAGTAAAACAAAGACTAAAACAGCTAAAAAGAAATAGAAGCGAACAAATGATTTTTTATTTGAGCTTTGCCCTGAGTGGTATAAGTCGAAAACTTCTTGAAGAAACGGAATATTAATAATCTCTAATCTATCTTTTTTGTAAAGTCTAAAGCTGGCATATACTTCATAACGAAATTTTTTTGAAAATAATCTACGTGAGCTATCAACAGCCCTATAAAATTTCTCTGCAATGCGTTTATATTCGTTATTGACTAAAGTTAAGTCTTGCGTAATGAGATAAATATCTTGATAAAGATGCCTATGATATGTAAGCCACCAAACTAAAATTTCATCTTTTTTATCTTTAAAGAAATTGTGACACTCGTCAAGGACGAATACACAACCATATAAATTTAACTCTTTAGCTTTTTCATTTACTTCGTTATCCGTCGCACCAGTCTTATAAAGAGCGTATAAATTTCTTAAGCCTAAATAAAAATCGTCAAAGTCAAACTTCTTAAATTTATCGGATAGCTCAAATTTAAACTCATTAATATTTGTATAACAATAAGAATAATTAGGCTTTTCTTTTGGCTTAACAAATTTAGTTAAAAATGTCTTCTTTGGCTCATAAAGAAAGATCTGGTAAATCATATATACTGCGTAATATGTTTTACCACTTCCAGGGTTGCCAATTAAATACGTAATCATTTTTTAAGACTTTGCAACAACAAAAGATAAAATTGTTTCTCGAACAAATTTAAAGACAACAATGCCTATCTTTGTAGCATAGATAAGAAAAAAACTTAAAAAGATAGGCGAAAAAATAGCCATTACATCACAAAAAGCATTCCAAGCGCCAAGAGATTTTATAACAGCAATAGCAGTTACAACAATCTTCTCATTGCCTACTGAAAGATTATTGACGTAATCAACAACATAATTAAATTTAGAATATATAAAATTGATTATATAAAGAACAGCAGTTGCATAAGAAAGGATTAAACCGCCCAAAATGGCATTAATAATAACCATTTTTGAAAAAGTGACGGCACGAAGAGCATAATCAACAATTTTTCCCCATTTAAAAAAACCAAAGAAATTAACAATCATTGCTACAAGCGCAGGCATATACTACCACCCCATAAACGTTAAAATAAATAATTTAATAGTTACAACCAAAAACAAGATAAAGAAAGCCAAGTAAAATAAAATATAAAGAGATGAAGAAACAGATGAAAACACCTTACAAAGGTCAAAAGTTATTTGTTTATTAGAAAAAACAAAATTTACATCAAAAGATAAAGGACAAGTTGTCGGCACTGCCCCTTTTTTCAAAGACATTAAATTTCCATCTTTAATCTTTTGAATAGTATCCATTAAACTAGCTTTTACATCATTCACAAAACTAAAGCTATCATCAATAGCCGTTTTAAATTGACCTTCAAAAGTATCAGCACTAGCTTTTAAACCTTCGTAATCTAAATTAGCAGGTCCAATATTATCATCGCCCTTGCCTTCTTCACCTTTACCGTCTTGTTTGCCGTTGCCGTTATTAGGATTTGGCTTTGTTTCTACACCAGTCCCACCGCCACCGCTAGAACCATTGCCAGCAGAGCCACCACTATTATTATTTGAAGGGTTGCCACTCTCTCCGCTAGAGTTGTTTGAATTTTCATTGTTGTCCTTTTTATCAGGATTTGAATTATCTTTGTCTTTGTCAGGTTTAGGATTTTCTTTATCTTTATCGCTTGAATTTGTAGAGTTGTTATCTTTATCTTTCATCTTGTCTTTGTCAAATTTAAAAGATATTTCAGTTTCATTAGAACAATGAGCATGCAAAATATTAGGTTTATCAGGATCCCAAGCAAAGCCCGGATTATAAGAAGAACCTAAACCAATGCAATAACAACGAGCAATATCATCAGCAGTTAAAGCACTAGAACAATCGATGCATCTATAATCATTTGTAAAAAATTTATGATTATCTTCATCAGAACAATCAACGACACAAGAATTTGTATTAACATTCCAAAAATGACCAGCAGGACAAGGATCAACACATTTATTCGTTTCAGTATTAAATTCTTGATTTGCGCTACAAGTAGCAAGACTATCACCCAAACGGAAAAATAACAAAGAAGAATAAGTTAAAAAAGGATGACTAGGGTTATCTGAAATACTATAAACAGTATAACTCCAAGTATTCATTTCAACATACAAATGATTTGAAACTACATCTCCAACAAAATAAACGAAATTACCAGCACCCCAATAAAAACCTGGTGAGTATTTAGAACCTGAATAATATGAGTGATCAAAAGTAAAAGGATAAATATGATAACCGCTACTATCTCTAAAACCAAGTAAATTATTACCCTTTAAAAATTTCATATCAATAGACTTAAAATAATAACCTTTAAGATTTTCATCAGAATAAATTTTAAGATTAGCAAAAAGAAAAGAGCTTAACAAGCTAAGCAGACAAAAAAGTTTTAAAAGAAATTTCATTTGAAATCCTTAAAAAGCCTTTTTTGTGAATAGGACTAAGCCAGCACAGATCGGCAGGGTTAAGATCATAAACCAAACAAATATAGAAAAAAAATAATCAAAAGCTGGGACACCTATAACACTAAACATTTAAACACCTTTTTTAAATTTTGGATAAGACTATAAAAATAAACATACAGAGCAAGAAACCGCACAATGCCCCAGTTAGGGACATCAAGAAGTTATATTGCTCGAGCGTTAAATTTAGATAGACTTTATCCATAATATTTAATTCCTATTCATTACTGACGCACTTCGTTTGTCGGCTTAAAGCTTTGCTTCGCACTCTGCTTTAAGCTATAAATTTAAGGGCTAATTTTTAAAAAGGCTAAGAGCTGAAGATATGGAAAAAACTATCGCAAAGAAAACGACCACAGCACCAAAGAAAGAGTTTAAAAATATACCAAATTTCGTAACGTCTATAAAATCAAAATACATTTTTAACCTTTTTAAAAATTAGCCCCAATTAAGGGGCAACATTTTCAAGGAAGAAATTTGATTATCTTCCAAGAAGTCTTATGCCAGCTTTGATAGCATATACAAGAGCAACAAACGTTACAACAGCGATAGCCATTGATGTAAATGGTGCAGGGTCAATATCACCAGTTACAGTACCGTTGGTTCCCATAGTTAAACCAGCAGCCAAAGCATTACTTGATAATGCTGAAACAGCCGCAACACCAGCTAAAACCTTAGATTTAGCAGAAACAAGAAATTTCATCTGAAATCCTTTTTTTAAGAAATTTAGTAGCCTTAACTACTTATATAAGGAAACACGCTTATATAAGTAGTTAAAGGGGCTAAACCCCTTTAATTTATTGTTTCTTATCAGCTTTATTAGCTGGCTTTGTGTCAAATAGGAAGTATTCAACTGGATTTACTATTGTTATTATTCTTTGATCGTTTGGGAAACCACCTTCAACCGGTATCTCTTCGCCTTTACGAAATTTCTCTTTAATCGCACTTGCTACAAGCCCAGCCGTATTGTTATCAGGGCAGATAATTTTAAAAACAACCTTTTGCTCTACTTCATCAGTAAAGCCAGTCTTTTCATTGACAACATCATAGATATTTGAAGAAGAGATACGCACTGAAGAAGAGTAATCATTCCCCTCGAACTTGCCAGAAGCAGAACTTCTTACAAGACCGCCTTTTAGAATGTATTTTAAATCATAGTCAGATTTAACGATTTGCATTTTTAACACCTTTTTTAGTTTATTTATTTTTGAAACACCATTTAACATAGCCCCGAAAAGGTGTTTCGTCCAAACGGGGCTAGAATAGTTTTGTGCCATATTCAGGGCAAAATTTACATACTTTAGATAAAATCAGAAATATGAAATCATTTCATACGAACAATGAAATTATTTCATAATGTAACTTAAATAAAAATTAAAAATGAAAGAATTTCAAAAGTTATGGAAAAAAAAGAGATAGCAAATTTACTTGAAATCGAACTAAGAACACTATATAACTGGGAAAAATCAAGACCTAAGCTATATAATTTTATTATGGAAAATATTGATAAACAACAAGAAAATACTTCAAAAATAAATGAATTAGAAAAATATTTTGAAAAATTATCAGAAGTAGAACAAGAATACTATTTATCAAGCCTAAAAGTTAAAGTATTAGAAAAGGAAATTAACAAATGAAAAAATTACTAATAATACTCATATTTTCAATAAATGCTTTTTGTTATGACTTTGGCGAAGATGTGAATATAATGGGTAAATGGGAAATCACAACCGAAAACAATCAATTTATTAATTTTATGACAAGTGCAGGCAGCAAATGGAAAGTTGAGATCAAAGATGATGGTTTCATCTATGATTTAGATAATGGCAAATTTATACACGAAAAATGGAGCTATACAAGAGAACAGGGAGTAATAAACATAGAATTTTATAATCAAAACAGCAGAGGTGAAAAAGTGTTTAATGGATACTTTGGAAGCCTTACAAACAGCAATATCAAAATAATTAAGAAAATAGAATTTAATAAATACTTAGTTGAAATAATAGACACAAACGATAAATTAATAATGCAAAGGCTTGGAGACAGCAGGCAAGTAAAGAATACAAAGATTAAAAAAGATGTAAAAATAGAAATGAAATAAAAAGGGAAAAAATGGAAGAATACCTTAACAATATGAATAAGCTAATGGAACAATCAATAAAATTTACGCAAAACATTAATCAGGAAATGGAAAAAGGAATAACACAAATGTATTACATAGGCGCAATGGAAACAATAATAAGCATAATAATAACAATAGCAATGATATATTATATTTATAAAGCAAACACCAAAGCAAATGAAGCAGAAAGAAAAATAAGAATTTTAGAAATGAGAATTTATGAACTTGAAGATCATATAGAAAAAACAACAAAAGAAAGTATAAAACACAAAATCTTTTTTGATTAAAATAATATTAAGCATAAACAAGCTTAATATCAAGAGCATTCACAACCTTAAATATACTTTCAAATCTAGGTTTTGAATTCTCTTTAAACATCTTGTAAAAGCTTTCTCTATTTAAATTTGCTTTCTTTGCAACGTTTTCAATGCCTTTTGATTTTGCTATATAAAATAATGCTCTTTTAAATTCTTCAATATCGCCATCGGCTAAGACTTGATTTAAATACTCTTTTCTTAATTCATCAGTTGTTAAATAGTCTTCTAAATTAAATTTAGTAAATTCTTCTTTCATTTATAATCCTTTAAAATTTCTTTTGCCTTTTTAATATCATCGCTTTGGCTATCTTTATCGCCAGCATTTAACAATATAATTATTTCATCGCCATCAAATGTAAAAAATATCCTTAACCCACCACGATTAAAAAACCTAAGTTCGTATAAGTCTGTATCAATAAATTTATAATCCCCTAAATGATCTTTTGTTTCTATCTGCTCCAATCTTCTTAATATAGAAACCTTGACAATAGGATTATTTAACTTATGTAACCACTTATCAAATGTAGAACTTTTTAATACTTTCATAGGGCAAATTTTAACAAATGTAGCTTAATGGCTACTTATAAAAATAGCGCATAACACTCATAACCCGAAGGTCGGCGGTTCAAATCCGTCCTCCGCAACCA